AACTCTTCTAGCGCTATTATTAGACTTGGCGACGCGTAATAAAAATTTGGAGTAGTAATGGCTTTAATAGTTAACGATAGAGTTAAAGAAACAAGTACAACTACTGGAACAGGAACTTTGAATCTTGCGGGAGCTGAGCAAGGTTATGAAAGTTTTGTTTCAGGAATTGGAACTACAAATACAACTTTCTATGCAATAGAAAATAATTCTGCAGGAGAGTTTGAGGTAGGTATTGGTACAGTTACTGATGCCTCACCAGATACTTTATCAAGAGACACAGTTATCTCATCATCTAATAGTGATAGCAAAGTAGATTTTGGAGCAGGTACCAAAAATGTATTTTGTACACTACCAGCATCGAGAGCTATGTCTCCATCTATGACAGCTACAGATTATGTGGTTACTCATGCAACAACTCTTTCTCAAGATCAAACTGTTGCATCTGGAGTTTTAGCAGGACCAGTAACAGTTACTGGAACACAAACAATAACAGGAACGGTAGTAGTAGTTTAATGAGTGAAGTAAAAGTAAATAAAATTAGTCCACGATCAGGAACAGCATTAACTGTTGGAGATAGTGGAGATACAGTCACAGTTACAGGAAATGATATTAGATCAGATGCTTACAAAGCTTCTGATGGTGGTAATCTTGTAAGTCAATCAGGAACTACAGTTACTTTAGGTGCTTCAGGAGATACTGTGCAAGTTGCTGGAGGAGCCACATTTGTTGGTGGTGGAATCACGTGGCAATCAAGTATTAAAACTACAAATTTTACAGCAGTTGCTGGAGAAGCTTATTGGATTAATACAACAGGAGGCGCAGTAACAGTAACACTTCCTGCATCTGCCTCGGTTGGAGATCAATTAATTTTTTCAGATTATTCTAGAAGTTGGGCATTAAATGCCGTTACATTAAACACTAACAGTTTAAAATTTCAAGGAAATGCAACAGCGAGCACTGGGGCTTATCCAACTTATAATACTGATGGCCAAACAGTAAATATTGTTTATTCAGGAACAACCCAAGGTTGGATACCTCAATCAGATGATGATTCAACTTTAGAAACTCCTCAATTTTATAATGTAGACTTTTTAGTTATTGGTGGCGGCGGTGGCGGTGGCCAAGATTCACCTAAAGGTGGTGGTGGCGGTGGTGCCGGTGGGTATAGAAATTCTTATGCTTCAGAATCTTCTGGAGGAGGAGGTTCTTCTGAAGCTGTAGCAACATTTGCTGCAGGAACAACTTATACAGTTACAGTAGGTTCAGGCGGTGCTATAAATACTAACGGATCAGATAGTACACTTTCAGGTTTAGAAGTTTCAATTTCTTCACTTGGTGGAGGATGTGGAGGTGGTCCTGCTGTTGGTAATGGTGGCTCTGGTGGAGGTGGTTCTGGATTAAATAATAATAGTGGTCCTGCAGGAACAGGTACTTCAAATCAAGGTTTCAATGGTGGAGCTGGAGTAGGTGCAGGTTCTTCTGCTGGTGGTGGAGGAGGTGGAGCTGGAGAAGCTGGTAACACTGATGGTAGTTCTCATGGTGGAGATGGATTATCTTCTTCAATAACAGGTTCAGCTGTTGATAGAGGTGGTGGGGCTTCTGGTCAATTTGATCAATCTTCAAAACCAGGTGGTACTGGTGGAGGAGGAACTGGTGCAGTTGCTGATTCTTCTACAGCTGCTACTGCAGGTACAGCTAATACTGGTGGTGGTGGAGGTGGAGGAAACTCTCCTTCTAATGGTGCTGCTAAAGCTGGAGGTTCTGGAGTAGTTATTTTAAGAATGGCAACATCAAATTATTCAGGAACAACAACTGGAAGTCCAACAGTTACAACAGATGGATCAGATACAATTATACAATTTAATTCAGATGGGAGTATAAGAGCGTAATGGCACATTTTGCAAAATTAGGAGCGGGAAATATAGTGTTAGCAGTTCATATTGTTTCAAACGACATAGCAACAACAGAACAAGCTGGAATAGATTTTTTAAACAATTTATATAAATCAAGAGATATTTGGAGACAAACATCTTATAATACTTATGCAGGAGAACATTCATTAGGTGGAACTCCTTTTAGAAAAAATTTTGCTGGTGTTGGTTATAGATATGATCAAACAAAAGATGCATTTATACCACCACAACCTTATAATAGTTGGACACTTAATGAAACAACTTGTGTATGGGATCCACCAGTTCCTTATCCATCAGATGGTAAAATATATATTTGGAATGAAACAACAAAACAATGGGATTTAAATGAGTAAAATAGAAGTAGATGCAATAGAACCACAATCAGGTACATCCTTAACAATAGGGGCCAGTGGAGACACTATAACTATTCCTTCAGGCGCAACTATTACTAACTCTGGTACTGCTTCAGGATTTGGTGCAACAGGTTCAGCTTCTTGGGTTACAGGTTCAATTAAAACTGCAACATTCACTGCAACAGCAGGCGAAGGATATTTTTGTAATACAACAGCTGGAGCTTTCACAGTAAATTTACCAGCAGGTTCTGCTGGAGCAGTAGTCGCAGTAAAAGATTATGCTAGTACATTTAATTCAAATAATTTAACAATAGCACCTAATGGTTCAGATAAAATAGGTGGCACTGCAAGTGATGCAATTTTATCAGAAAAAGGTATTGCGGTTACATTAGTTTTTATAGATTCAACAAGAGGTTGGTTAGTAACAGATTCAGGTTTACAAACAGAGGCACCACAGCCTTATTCAGTAGATATGTTAGTTATTGCTGGTGGAGGTGGTGGAGGATATGATGATGGTGGCGGTGGTGGAGCTGGAGGCTATAGAACTTCTACTCAAAATTTTAATTTAGCAACAGTTTATACAATTACGGTTGGAGACGGAGGCGCTGGAAAATCGAGCTCTGGAGGCACAGGTGCAAGCGGTAGCGATTCATCTATTTCTGGTTCAGGTTTAACAACAATTACATCTGCCGGTGGTGGAGGAGGAGGTTCTTCAAATAATAATGCTGGAGTCGCTGGTGGTTCAGGTGGAGGAGGTGCAGGTAATGGTGCTACTACTGGTGGTGCCGGTAACACTCCAAGTACATCTCCAGCTCAAGGTTTTGCTGGTGCAACTGGTATTGCTTCTGGTCTTGTTAGTGGAGGTGGTGGAGGTGCTTCAGAAGCTGGTAATACTGATGGTCCAGCTCACGGAGGAGATGGTGCATCTTCTTCAATAACTGGTTCTGCTGTTACAAGAGGTGGTGGAGGAGCTGGTTCAAATAGAATAGGTAATCCACAAAGTGTAGCTCCTGGAGGAGCAGGTGGTGGAGGAAATGGTGGAACAGATACTCCACAAGCTGGAGCCACAGATGGAACTGCTAACACAGGTGGTGGCGGTGGTGGCGGTGGTGGAAATGCTCTTAAAGATGGTGGTGATGGAGGAAAAGGCGTTGTTATTTTAAGTATGCCAGACGCAAATTATTCAGGGACTACAACAGGAAGTCCAACGGTTGCTACGGGAGTCAGTGGTAAAACAATTTTAACATTTAACGGTTCAGGGAGTTACACAGGATAATGGCATCATTTGCAAAAATAGGATTAAATAATAAAGTTATTGAGGTTCTTTCAGTAGTGAATGAAGTTTTACACGATAGTAATGGTGTAGAACAAGAAAATATTGGAATTGACTTTTTAACAAAATTAACTGGTTGGTCTATTTGGAAACAAACATCTTACAATACTAGAGGTGGTGTTCATAAATTAGGTGGTACACCTTTTAGAAAAAACCACGCTTCAATAGGTATGACTTACGATGAAGATAGAGACGCTTTTATTCCACCAAAACCTTATCCATCTTGGACATTAAATGAAACGACTTGTCTATGGGATCCACCAGTGGTAAAACCTAACGATGGACAAATATATTCTTGGAACGAAGAGACACAACAATGGGATTTAAATGAGTAGTATTATAAAAGTAAATACAGTTCAAGATACAGACGGTAATAATATTATTAACGAAAATGCTAATACTATTACTATCGGAGCTTCAGGTGATACAATATCTATTCCTTCTGGTGCAACATTAGCTAACAATGGAACAGCAACAGGTTTTGCTTCTATTGATTGGCAGTCAAGTATTGTAACAGCAGCTACTTTAACAGCTGTAGCAGGTAGAGGTTATTGGATAGATACTAGTTCTAATGCTTGTACAATAACTTTACCCGGTTCTGCTTCAGTAGGAGATCAAATAATTTTTACTGACTATGCAAGAAATTGGGGAACGAATGCAGTCACACTAAATACAAACAGTTTAAAATTTCAAGGAAATACAAGTCCTAATCCTATTTATAACACTAATGGTCAATCAGTTAATATAGTTTATTCAGGAACAACAAAAGGTTGGATTCCTAATTCAGATGATGATGTAACTTTAGAAACCCCTCAATTTTATTCAGCAAGTTTTTTGGTTATAGCTGGAGGAGGTAGTGGTGCACACGATCAAGGTGGTGGTGGCGGAGCTGGAGGATATAGAAGTTCTTTTAACTCTGAATCCTCTGGTGGAGGTGGTTCTGCTGAAACAGCTTTATCATTTACTCCTGGAACAGTTTATACAGTAACAGTTGGCGCTGGTGGGGCACAAACAACTGGCCCAGCTAGTTCTCAAGGTAATGATGGAGTTGCTTCATCTATTTCTGGTTCTGATATTACAGATATATCTTCTGCTGGTGGTGGAGGAGGTGGAGGAAGTTCAACACAAACTGGAAACAATGGTGGTTCAGGTGGTGGAGGAAACGGTGGTGGCGCTGGTAATGCGGGTGGTTCAGGTACAGCCAATCAAGGTTTTGCTGGTGGTGCTAGTTATATTAGTCCTGGTAATTCTGGAGAAGATTCTGGTGGTGGCGGTGGAGCCGGTCAGGCTGGTAATAATCCCGTGGTTTCAGGTGGAGATGGAGTAGCATCAACAATTACAGGTTCATCAGTTACAAGAGGTGGTGGCGGTGGTGGAAATGATTATGGTAACAATAACAGTAGAGCTGGTGGAGCTGGTGGTGGTGGACAAGGTGGAACAACCACTCCTGGAAGTGCTTCTAGTGCAGGAACTGCTAATACTGGTGGTGGAGGTGGTGCTGGTTCTGGTAATAGTCCACAAGAAGGTGGTGCAGGAGGTAGTGGAGTTGTAATTTTAAGAGTTCCAACTTCTAGTTACTCTGGAACAACATCAGGTTCTCCGACAGTTACAACAGATGGATCAGATACAATAATGGTATTTAATGCATCAGGGAGTTATACAGGATAAATTATGGCACATTTCGCAAAATTAGGGGTTGGTAATATAGTTGAAACAGTTGAAGTAGTGTCAAATGATATTGCAACAACTGAACAAGCTGGTATGGATTTTTTAAATAATCTTTATGGATCAAGAGATGTTTGGAAACAAACTTCTTATAATACTGTTGGTGGACAACATAAATTAGGTGGCACTCCTTTTAGAAAAAATTATGCTGGTATAGGTTATCAATATGATCAAACTAGAGATGCTTTTATTGCACCAAAACCTTTTAATTCTTGGGTTTTAAATGAAGACACTTGTATTTGGGAAGCCCCAATACCAAAACCTACATTAACAGAAGAACAACTTCAAGATGCAAGTAGATATGTTTGGAATGAAGAAAATCAAACATGGGACTTTGTTGACAATTCCTAGAAAACAACATATTATAATTTTCATAAGGTGGTATGAAAAGAAACTTAAAAATTATTAATAATTTTTTAGATAAAAATTTTTTTGAAAGATTAAAAATACTCATTATAGAATCAGAATTTCCTTGGTTTAAAAGACAAACTATGGTTGCTGGTACAACAAATAATTTAGGGTATTTTACTCATTCTTTTTATAATAATCATAAGGTAACTTCTGAAAGATATTATGAGTTTATATTACCTATTTTAAATAAACTAAATTCAAAAGCCACTATAACAGCGAGAGCAAATCTAGCTCCATCTGTTTTTTACAAAGAAAAATCTTGTGCTTTTCATACAGATCAAAAATTTAATTGTAAAATAGCTATATTGTATTTAAACACTTGTGATGGTGGAACAGAATTTAAAATTAAAGATAAGATTCATTTTGTTAAATCAGAAGAAAACAAAATAGTAATATTCAATAGTGATATTGAGCATCGAGGAACAAAACCAAATGATGCTGATTTTAGATACTTAATTAATTTTAATTATTTTATTTAATGAAAAAAAATTTAAAAGATTACATATTACATTTAGATAATTGGATTCCTAAAAATATTTGTAAAAAAAGTATTAAACAACTATCTGATAATGACACCTGGAAACAACATTCTTATACAAATCATATAACTTTTATTTCTAAAAGCACAAATAAAGATAAAGAACTAGATATTTGTTATGGACATAATATTACTTATATAAAAGAACTTCATGAATTAACTTGGAAAGCATTAGAAAAATACATTGTAATAGAAAAATTAAGTGGAGACACCTTTACTGGTTGGAAAGGTTTTAGTGGAATAAGGTTTAATAGATATAAAAAAAATCAAATTATGTCTAAACATTGTGATCATATTCAATCTTTATTTACTGGAGAAAGAAGAGGTATACCAATATTAAGTATTGTGTGTGTTTTAAATGATAATTATGAGGGTGGAGAATTTATAATGTTTGATGATTACGAAATTAAATTTAAAGCTGGAGATTTAATAATATTTCCATCTGTATTTTTATACCCACACTTGGTTAAACCAGTTAAAAAAGGAATAAGATACTCATTTGTATCTTGGTGTTATTAATGAAAGAACCTGTAGTTAACAATATATTTCCAACACCTATCTATACAACAAAAATAGATAGAGGATTTACAA